GCCATCCAATTTAAATCAGGTACAAGTATTTTAGCGCACTCATCAATTTTGTCTTCATATACAACACGGTAATCAGAGTGATATGGCTCAAGGTTTTCTTTAGCCCAGCAAAGTCTTTCCCATAAATGTGTGCCTTTAAACTCAGGTGTTTTCATTATGCCAGATCTCCTAAAACACAAGTTGACACTCTGCCTGTATCTGCAGCTACATTAGAGGAGCTTCTAATAGCTATTTTATAAGCACCCGCAAGCGTTCCTGTCGTGCCGCCCTGATTGTTTACAAGTTCGTGATATTGAGCAGAACTATACTGTGGCGCATAATTTTCACTAGCCATAGAATTTGTTAGATTAGGAGTATAATCTCCAGTACCGTTATCTGTAACTGAAGAAGTATTAAAACTGTCTGCAATAGACATGGTTGAACCACTAAATCTCACCCACTGTTTTGCGCTACCCTCAACAATATAATTTGTAGCAAGTGACCCTGCAGTTGAATGAGTTAAAGTATCTGCTGCAATTGTACCAGCCATTATGCTTGGTCTCCTTGAATAACAACATGAAAGTCGCCGACATCTTGGTCTGTGCCTGCATAACCTCTAACACCATATGAGGCAGACGTTTTAGTGCCAAAACTTCCAGTATATTGATTACCAAAATACAAATAATTATTTACTGTAGCAGAACCACTTTGAAAAATTGTGCCGCTATAGTTTGCATTTCCCATGTTACTTGTAAAAGCTACAGGATAAGACCGCCCTGTTCCTGCATCTGTAATTGATGCAATATTAAAACTATCGTAGGCTTCATGTGTTCCTGATTGCTCAAAATAAATCCATGATTTACACAACCCCTGCTGAAGCTGAAACGTAACCGCACCACCTTCAGACGTAACTTCCACATCACCAGCGGCAGTCTTGCCAGTGAGTTTATCCGCAATCACCTCACTCATGCCAAATCTCCAAATATTAAAAACGAGCTAAACGCATAACCGTAAGTGCCTGCCGAACTAGCAGTGTTCCACCTCATTGCAAACCCACACCCTGATGTAAGCATCGTTGCGGGGTTTGGGTCTGTGTGTATAGTAGTTCTAACATGAAGCATTCTTGTATGAACATCACTATCCGCACCAGCAGTGCCAATTTGTGCCACAGAATAAAGGTCAGCACTCATATTATTAGTGTAGGCGTTATCCCATAAACCGTTGCCATCGTCCGTAGTAGAACTAATATTAAACGAGCTAGTAGTTCCAGTAGTAGTCTGATAAGCATCAACGGTTGCATATGCCTTTGCCGCACTTTGCTTGGTCAGCGTAACAGGGCTAGAGCCGTCTGATGCTACGATTGTATCTGCTTTTAACGTACTCATTTACACCACCGTCCAAGTCTCACCAGTGCCGACTGTAACAGTCACACCAGAGTTGATTGTTATAGGGCCAGCACTCATAGCATTCTTTCCATTTGTGATTGTGTAGTTTGTTGTCACCGTCTGACCGTTCTCGTAGAATATCTCATCACTGCCACCGCCTACTGCACCAGCACCACCAGATGACGCTTCCAAAGAAATAACCCCAGAACTATTATCGTAGGTCAGCACATAGTCATCCTGACCAGCACCTACGGTTTGGTCTACGTCAAACTCATAGTTGCCCAACAAAACATTGCCTGTTCCATTGGGGTCTAGCGTTATATTTCCGTTCGTATTGGTTGAGCTAATGGTGTTTGCGTCAACCTTCAAATTATCAACGCGCAAGTCAGTTATCGCACTATTTGTGCCTATAGTGACCCCATCAATAGCACCAGAGTTAATGTCAACAGATGTAATCGTTGGCGATGTCAAGGTTTTGTTTGTAAGGGTTTGTGTAGCACTTGCGCCAACAATCTCTTGGTCGCTGCCTGCTGGTAAAGTAAGTGTGTTTGTTACTGCCGCAGAGTGCGGCTGCGCTTTTACAGTTTGTCCATGCGTATTAGCTTCACAGTTAAAAACTAAAGTGCCGGGGTTAGTGTTACCTTTGAGAACTGTTTTGCCAGTGCCATTTGGGGCAAGCTCAATATCACGATTACTTGTAGTAACAATATCAAATGTCACCAAGTCCAAGTCGCCGCCAAGCTGCGGTGATGAATCGGACGCAACAGATGTCAAAGATGCTTGCGACACTACTTGCCAAGCAGAACCAGTGTAAACCTTTATTGTGTTTGCTGTCGTATCAAAGAATAAATCACCAGCATTTAGTGCATCACCGTCATTATCTACAGATGGCTCACTAGACTTTGCGCCTAAATAAACGTCATCGAAATTATCTGCGGTTGCTGCTGCTGCCGCTGCACTTGCTGCCGCTGCTGTTGCACTATTTGCTGCGTTAGTTGCCTGTGTGCTTGCTGTGCTTGCAGAGGTGGATGCATTTGATGCTTGTGTGCTTGCTGTGGTTGCGGAGCTTGCCGCAGCAGTTGCGCTGGATGCCGCGTTGGTAGCAGATGTTGCGGCAGACACAGCATCTACAATCAAAGCAAAATGGTCTGTGTCGGTCAGTGAATCGCCAACCACAGAAGCAGCTACACAGATATAAATGTTGTTAAGTTGTGCTGTAGTTGTAGATTTAATTATGTCCCTTACAGCATATGCAGCTGTCGTGACAGTTGCATCGCTGCCCTTGAATGTACCCAGCTCTTGGGTGATAGCTAAGTCCCCAGATCCATCAAAAGCAAATACTTTATTGGCACGGTCTGTTGCAGATATTGTAAACTCTGAAGATGTAAAGGTATTCCCCACCGAACTCTTAATGGCTCGATCCAGTTCTTCTTGTTGCTGCTGTGCTATGAATGTAAGTCTGTCTAGCGCATCCTCATGAGATTCAGCAGGGAATGGGTCGTTAGCAATGTAATCTGTGCCTTGTGTAAGGGTAAGGTTTCTTGCCAGCACAACTGTCTCGCCATTTTGTGGGCGCTGGTCAGTTGATGAAAAGTGCGCGTCTGATGAGGTGCCAGTGTTAAACTTAAATAGCACGTTACCGCCGGACTCAGAGCCAGCATTAGTGACTATGTAGTGTGTGTTTAGTGTCTTAACCGTTTCAACACCAGTTGCAGAACGCACAATGACCTGCAGATCTGCGTCTGCAAAAATCTTAAAATCATACGCAAAGCTGTGGGCTGTGCCGTTAGCTGAATGAGATTTTTTTGTCTTGGTGCTGCTTACACTCATCTGATAATGCCTCTTTGTTTGAGAATGCCGCGCTCATGAAAAATTCTGCTTAACTCCTCATTGCCATCCATAGCCAACAGTCGTGGCAGAGCTGCTTTGTAAAATCTTTGTTCTGCGTTCTGTATCATTCTGACCTTCATATCATCATCAGCTGCGTAGTATTGAGGCTGCATAGTCAATACCTTCAGATAATCCCGAAACGCATATTGGCCGGGTATCGTTGTGGTTCTGTTTCCAGACTGAATAACCAAAGGCAAAATGACATCATTCTTTGCAATTTTTGTAAGCTTGCCCTGATTGATTTTATCTAGCTTAACGCCAGATATAGACTTCTTAGTTTCTGACAAAGGCGCGCCTAATCTAATAAGCTCTTTATGATAAAGCTCTATGTCATCACCAAAAGACATTTTGAATGGGGTGACGCTATTCCACATGGCAAGCATTGGATTTACAGAAAACGGCACCCCTCTCTCTTTCTGATTGCCCAGCATGTCGTACTGATATGCGTAATTCTCTATCTGATCGTTGACGTATGGCGTATTCATCATCTGTTGATTCCAGCCATATGTAACGGTGTCATAGAAAAACTGAGCGCCCGGAACGTCTGTTATATTTTTTGGTGTGCCAACCAAACTGAAAGGAACCTCAGGATATGGGTTATCTGTGTTTTTTGCCTCTTCATACATCCTGTTAACGTCATCGATAGTGTAATATTCCAATGGGTTTTCGACTGTGCGTTTGGCTGTCGTTTCTAATCTGTCTACGTTTCTAACAACACTGCTAAATGGCATAGGCATAACGCCAGCTGTGCCGCCAAGAAATCCATCAAAGACTATCGATGGATCGTCATATTGAAACGCTGCAAAAACATCACCTATGCCTTGCAGCATTGGCAGATCTCTGAAGTAATCCACTGTTGCCACAACGCCGCCAGTAAAAAGATTGAGCCTGTCTTCTGGGTCAACAAACATTGTTTGATATTGTGCGGTGCTTGAGGCAATCCCAAGCAGCGCGCTGACAGGCTCTAGCCCCTGATAGCTAATATATAAAAGCTTACCGTTAGGCACACCTTTCTTATCATAAATAGGCAAAGGGTCGCCGTCTTCATCAGTAGGCCAACCCTCACCTCGAAACACTAAACTATATGGCTGCCAGCCGGGCGGCAGCATTTTGCGTATTTGCTCATCCCTTGGCATTGAGCCTGTAATGCGTCCCTCTTGAGCAATTTGGTTTAGCTGGTACATGGTAGCAGAACCTAGAGCAAGCCTGCCCATAGCGCGCTGCTGCGCTCTAGCGCCGTTTTTGCCCAGCAGATTATTTCTAATTGTGCTTTCTGGGTTTATCATTGAGACAAGCGCTATGAAAGGATGATTTTCACCAACCCGGCGCATGGCATTTGTTGGCGCCTTTGCAAACGGTATGAGTAACTTACCCAAAAAGTTTTGCCGTAATTTATTTGTACCGCCGCCCAGTAGGCCGTCACCTAAATCATCTGTCAAAGTGACATAACGTGAGGCAGCGTCCATTTGTTCATTTGAAAACTTAGGATCAAGAATGACCATCATTGCATCATCGAGCGCCTCTTGGTCAGTGCGCCCACCTGCCTTTGACCGCCTTGCTGTTCTGACAGCTTGCTCGTACAGCTCTCCCCGACTAGCTATCACGCGCCAAAAATCATCAGCGCCCATTAGCGCCCTGCCCGGCAATCTGATAACCCTGCCCAGATGATCAATAGCCCTGCCTATTGTGTTAGGACTCATGCCAAATTTATTGCTTAGAAATTGTACTGCTGGGTCTAAATTTTCACTGTCTATTGCACGGAAGTTTGCAGATTCAATTTTGTTTAATTGGTCAGCAGGCGTCTCTTCTCTAAATGTTTTTGCCGCTACAGCCCAAGCATCTCTAAAAGATTGGTTATAGCCAGCTATCCTAGCAAAAACATCCTCAAAATGGACGCCATCCGGGTTTGGCTGCATGCCCATCATCCGTTGGCCAGATCTAATTGATGCACCTATGGCAGCCCCACTTAGGTCAGCCATAATGTTGTAGCTCATAAATAATGGTGTAGCTAAAGCGTTTTTTATGTGGGTTGGAAAATAACTTAACAAGCCGTTGATATACACTTCCATCCAGATGCCTTCGATCTTTTGACCCCACGCACCAAAAACATATTTGTTAGCTTTGCCTTGGCCGCCTTCTTTTAATGCGTCCAAATAACCTGCCGCCATTTTTTTGGCCAGCTTGCTGCCACCGCTTTCGTTGAGCAGGGCAGTCAGAGCTTCATCAGGCACTGTTGTCCCAGCTGGTATTTTAAAAGCTTGAAGCGCTCTGGCGATTTCTGTCTGTGCGCCTTTGGCTTTCATCTGTATGCCAGCATGAATTGACATCTGTCGCCGGAAATCAACAAGCAGCTGGGGGCTACCTTTACCAGCCTGTATTTCTTCAGCCATGCTTTTGAGCCGGGCAGCTGACCTCTGCAACAAAATTCGCACAGCTGTCATCTGTTCTGCATTGAGCGTTTCACCAGCTCTCAGACGCAGTGCCTTTTTTGTAAGTCCCATTTCATCAGCCAGCAGCTGGTCAGCTGCAGCTAATGTCTGGTCGTTAGTTCTGATGCCCCGCTTCTGTCTCTCAGTAGGGTTTGATATAATCTCTGACGTTGCGTTAATAACGCGGTTGATGTCTTCGCCGCCGTCAAACTTATCAAAGTTAAAGTCTATGCCTACAGCATCATCTACCATGCCCGGCTGGGTAATCATGGTAATCAGGTCGTCTGCGTCACCCTTATCAGCTAACCCAGTGCTAAATCCGCGCCTAGCTTTTTCTGCTGTTTGCGCCACTTGCTCATTCGGTGTTAGCTCAGTCAGGTCTGTCGGGACTAGCGTTTCTTCGCCCAGCTCGTCCAGCTCACGCTGTGTGGGCGTTTGTATAGCCTGTCCAGCCTCACCACCTGCGTCCATAAATCTTTGTATGCCCTCTTCAGAGAGCGCGTCCTGTGCCAAACGCTGTTGGGTCTGTTGGACAGTTGTACCTTCTGGCATGATGCCTTCAGTAACAGGCTCAGGCACCCGCCCGGCTACACCCTCTTCTATGGTGTCGGTAGATCTGCCGGGTGCAGCCTTTGCAGATTTTTGTATAATCTTTCCTAAAAAATTAGCTAGCTGTATGTTTTCATTCATGCCCGGCTGACTGTCGGCCATGCGCCGCACCCCGCCAGACTGTACAGCCTGCGCCACTTGTTCACCCGGTGTTGCCATAAAAACCCCAATAAAAAAGGGCGCCTCAAAGCGCCCTGACTATATATAGATACTACTCGATTTTCGGTGCGTTGACTACACCGTTGACGTTTTGCTGGATCTTTTATAGCTGCCAGTTAAATAAAGATCGCGGCTAGTTTGCCCAGATTGTTTTGCTGCAATTTGCCTACGGAGCTGCTTCACTGAAAAGCTGCTCTCTGTCTTGCCGTTGGCTAGCGCGTTTTCCAATAGCGCTTCCAAGGTGTTCTTCGTAGCTTGTTCCGCCATTAATCCACTCCGCTCCTGATCGGTCAGTGTTTTTAAACACTTTAGTGTCGTAGAATACTACATCAGCATAGGTGATTCCGTCAAGCTGACCTATCTTGTCCATAACGTCTTCAAATTCCTTTGCTTTAGCTTGCAGTATCTCCTCTGCCCTTGCAGGGTCAAAATTCTCATCAAACTCTGGTATATACTGGAATCTTACACCCACATACGCAGCTTCTGGCTCTGACCCAAACCCTTCAGTTTTGACAGCTTGTACATCAACTCTATCCTGTACGCGCGCATCTGTAATGAAAGAATACCCTTCCATTTCGTTGTCACGCAGAATCATTCGTATTTGTTCTACAAGGGCATCCCCGCCCTGCCTTAATCGTCTAGAATCAAAGTACATCTCAACGCCCGGCCTCGCGTTTGGTGTTCCATCTGGCACCACCTTGGAAACAAACACGGCATCTTGGTCATACTTGCGCCCAGCCTCGACAATAGCCTTTGTCATTTCTGTTGGGTCAAAGTCAGTTTGCGTTACAACCTCATAATTTAATGACCGTTCTGGGTCGCCCATAAACTCGCCATAGTTGCTATTTGCTTGCGCGGCAATAACTTTATCATCACGCATCACCGGGGCTAAGACCTCTTGCGCCAATTCATTCTGCATAATGTTATCTGGCTTGCTATCTGGGCGCTCTCTTGCAATCCCAGCTGTAAATCTTTGTGGGCTGCCTTTCAGCGTTTCTAGCTCTGCTGCAGCTGCTTGTTTGTCTTTTTCGTTTTGCAGTCTTGCTGTCTCTACTCGCTTTTCATACTCAGCATCTGTTTCTGTTTTACGGCGGTTCGGCGGCGTAAACTTTTTGTTCATCATAGATCTAAGTTCAGCTACCCGCGCCCGGTCTGGTGAGCCACCAAAATCACTTTCAAAGTCAAGCGATCCCCCTTCACCGCCTTTTGACGTCCAACCGTTCTTTGTCCATTTTTCTTTTTCTAAAAACCAGATTACGGCTTGTAAATCGTCTGCGCCTAAGTCGCCAAGGTTCGGGTCTACATTTTTAATAATACCAGATTTATTTATCTGTTTCGCAGCTTCAGCAAAAACCTTCTGACCAAACCCAAATTCACCGCCTATGATAGGCTCCTCTAATGTTGACCCGGTCAAATGTTTACCAGCTACAGCCTTTTCAGCTGGTGGCGGTATGCGCGGCAAGCCTGCAGCGTCTCTCAGATATCGAGCCGCCCAAACATCTATCGTTGCCTCATTGCCAAAACCAATCAAGTTGCCAGTAAAGTTTATAGTTTTAGGCGCTTGGCCAACTTTGATCTGCCTAAACATATCTAACAACGCACCAGTAGCAGCTGGACTGTTTGTGTTAAACAGTTCGCCGCCTGCCTTGGTAATTAATTTAAATGGACTGTCCTCATCTTTGTGAAGTGCAGTCAGAGTTTTTTGATCTAGCGGCTCACCGTCTGCCGCCATTTTGGCATACATTGCTATTTCGTCATCAAACTCACCGCGCGTGTATCTCCTTAAAACAGTGAGCGCATTATCATAGTTTTGCTGCACTAAGGTTTGAGCAGATGTTGCCCCAAGCAGATCTGCAAATACATCACCCAATCCACCAAATTCTTGGCGCAGCCGGGTACGCATAGTTCTATACCAGTTTGCTTGGCCTATAATATCTTTGGCTGCTTCATCACCAGAGAGCGCCCGGTTTACAACGTCCTCAACATCATCAATCATGCGATCTGTTAAGTCTGCTTGATGAGCTGCAACCTCATCTGCTTTTGGCTTTTTGCCTGTTCCCACATAGTTTGGGGGCAGGTGAAACTGGTAACTAGGCTCCTGCCATTTGATGGTGATGTTACCTTTTTTATTTATTTTAAATGCTGGCGCTGTGCCGCCGGGGTTAATATTTATTGGCAGCCAACCCTCAGATGTAGGATATAAATTTTTAATTCTTATTGCTTCTTTCTTTATAGTTGCTGCTCGCTTTTTATCTAGCACACCGTCTTTTGTTGCTGTTCTATCAATCGCTTGATTTTCTGCTCTGGTCAGTCTTTTTATTAATGTTTTGATAGGCCCGCTCTCAGCTTCGTCTGACGTCAACGTCACACCTAGAGCAGCTGCTAAGGCAGTGCCTGCGCGTTTGTATGCCTGCGGATTGTTCTTAATTAGCTTGAGTGTTCTGACCATGCCGTCAAGCACACCGCCTGCCAGCGCGCCCTGACCTGCTAATTGCAGCCTGCCACGCAGTCGTTCTTCAGCTGAAGATTCCTCATTAACATCTACAGCAAGAAACTCCATTGCTTCTGGCAAAACGCCAAAATCTATAAGCGGTCTGATAAACCCGCCTTCTTCTGGGTCGAAAAACGAATCTGAAATAGCAGAACGAGCAACAATGTTTGCTTTACCAAACTTGTTTGGCGATAAAGCGAACCCTACGCCAAACTGCACAAAGTCACGCGCTAGCTGCCCTAAAAATGTTTCTGGGTCTTCTTGTTCGCCCGGAACTCTAGGGGATGGAATTTTAAGTCTTATTGGCTCACCGTCTCGCCCTACTAGACCAGACTCTGCGAGAAATTTTTCACCCCCAGCTGTTATAAATTCTGTGCCTGTATCTACCAGACCTTGCACAGCACGTTGAGCGCCACCTACAACAGTCCTTTTAAAACCTTCCTTAACAGCTTGGCCGCCTTTTGCCAAATCATCAGACCCAACGCCAAAAAGCTCAAACTCAGGGTCAGGCTTTTTTACAGCGCCCATCAGGTAGCGCTGTGCATCAGCTGCATCATACTTGTTGAGCTGGTCAGTTTCGTAATCCATTATTGAATGCCTATTTTATTGTAACTGCGGATGACCTGTATGAGTGATGTTATTTCGAGTGTTTGCTCTTGAGTTGCAGCCCAATCCAACGCCGCTTGGGCTGGGTTGTCTAAGTCCACAGGCAGTGTGTCGTACTTTTCGCCCAAACCTTTTGTTTGAGTGATGTAAGTAATCAGCGCGTCCTTCATCATCTTTTTAAATTCTTCAGCGTTCTTTTTATTTATCTCAAGCGCTTTCTTGTATACCTGCTGATAGCTTGCGCCCTGACCGCCGTCCTGCGTATCGGTTTTTGGCGTATTCATCCATGTTTGCAGTTCAAGCAAACTTTCCTGATACATCAAGTCAGACGCCGTACCCAGTGCATTGTTGGTGTCTTTAAATTCGTTATACCTAGTCGCTGTAGCAATCAGGGATCGAGCCGCTTGCATGCCCTCTGCGTTTTCTTGTTCAAGGTCATTATATGCTTGCTTATAGTCTGCGTTTGATAGCTCACCTGACAAAGATTCAATAAGCTCTGCTGTGAGTGTGTTGTTTACTTTAGCATTACCAATTAATTGTGTTGCGTTTCTGGTTGTCTCTATTGGCTCGTCTTCATTTGACCGTTTTTTGTTTATGCCCAAAACAGCCTCAGCAGCTGTGCGCTGAGTTTTAGTAAACCAATTATTTTCTAACAGCGTTTTAAATTTAGCCTTGCTGGCTTTGACCTCTTCTGCGTCATCCATGTCTGTATTGATAATCTCTTTATACATTTTGAGATTGTTCGCATCTGCGGCAAGGTCATCTGCCTCTTCTTGCTCACGCCGCTCTGTGTCTATTTTTTCTGCTAGCGTAAACAAACTATTGACTACCGTTTGCTTATCGTCTGCATCCATCTGCGACAGCGCAGTGTTTAAAACTGAATCTGTGCTTTCACCGTTTAGAATTTGCAGTGCGACAGAGGTTGCATCATCAGAGCTTTTGAAAAGACTTAACGCAACACCGCGCACAATCTGCTCTGTTGCTTGGTCAACGCGAGTCATAAAACCCTTGTCGTCTATTGTGCCAGCCTGTTTACCTTTTGCTATGATGCCGTTGGTTGTGTTGAACACCTGCCCAAATAGCATTGCCCTTTGACCAAGATCTGCATTGGTGTCGCTAATTTGCTTAACCTTTTTCTCAATCTCATTATCGAGATTGCCCCGGTCTGCTTCGACAATCCTCTTATTATTTTTTTTGGTAAAATCTATTATTTGAGCGCTGACCAGCTGCTGCCCGACAGATAAGAATCTAGCCTTTGCATTGCGCCCTGACAGCAGCGGCTCATCGTTTCCATCTTTAGCAAGGCCGCTCGTAAAAGTTTTGAGCAGCTTGTTCATGTCATCTTTTGTAGACTGCTCAACGCCAACCGGGTCATCCGACTGCAAAGCATTTTCTTGGATTTCAGACAGCCGCTCAATCATAACTGCCTCAGCCCGGTCAACTTGCATCTGTGTTTGCACTTGCATTTTCTTAATGCCGATTTCGGCCATAAGATTGCCAGCCTCAGAAATTGCCCGGCCAGTAGCAGCTGCAGCTGCGCCGCTAACAGAAACATCGAGAAGACCACCACCGCCTGCATTGTTACGCCGGACTTGTCTGCTATAAGTTGGAACGCGCATTGTAATTCCTATGCTGTATACATGCTATAACCAGTGCTGAATGCCTGCGTCATACCTCTGAAACGCGCAGCCCTCGCTGCGTTCTTTGCATCATACATAGCTAACTGTCCCCTTAGTTTTTCATTTATGCTTTGTTCTTTTAAGTCGCTTTCTTCTGCTTTGGCATTCATCTCTATCATTTGTATGTCTGCCTCAGCCTCTACAGCATTTTCTAAAAGAACATCAAAGGCCGTGCCTGTCGTTGCGACAATGCCGTTCTTGCGCTGTGTCTGTGCAGCTGCATCATTCAGCTCTCTAAATTCTTCGCGGAACCGCACAATGTCCTGCCCGGCTCTGAAGATTTTTTCACGCGCCCTGTTCTCCAAAACATCTGCATTACGATTAGCTATAAGTTGGGTGTACCCAGCGCTGTCAGTTATGCCCTGAGCCTCTACCTCAGAACCTATGAGACTTACGCCTGCACCAGTAGCAGCTAAGAGAGCTGGTAATTCTAAACCCATCACATTACCTTCGAAAATTGTATGTAGTTATGTCCATCAGGGCTAAACTTACGCAAAACCCCCTCTTCCTGCATATCAAGGAACCTGATCCAGCGCCGGGCATTCGGCCAATCTTCTAGAATATGCGCCTGCACCCGGTGCAGCTGATGCGCTTCCATAATGCCATGCAGATGCATACGCAGCTCTTTCACAATCGTTTTTGTGTACTTGTGAATCATGTGTGAACCTAAAAACCAAGCTTCACCCACACCGTCCCACACAGGATAAATACCACCACACGCGACTATGCTGCCGTTCACAACAGCTGTGAAACTCATGTCCGGGACAACCATTTTGTCAACGAATTGTGAAATCTGAATGGGTGGCCGGAATGTGTCATCATTCACTTGCCCATCGAGAATCTGCCTTGCGTGACGCCCCTCAAACTCAACTAAGATCATTTATCAAATACAGACACTGTCGGGAATATTGCCAAGATTGTCATTGGCAATGGTTGGTCTTGCTGTATGACTATGGTGGCGTCCTCATCGAACCCGCCCCTGAACTCTACTGTCTTATCTCCAGTAAACAGACTGACTGCGCTGCCCATAGCATTGGCACTTGAGCGGAACGGCACAATGTCCAGCTCAGATGTACTGGTGCCAACCTTCATGCCAACAGATCTGAACAGGCGCACAGTCACTTCTGATATGCGCTTTGTTTTGCCCTGAGCGCTCCCTGTGGCGCTGCCTTGGTCTACGCGCAGGGTTTCTACCTTGCTGGTAAAGGCAAGCCCTATATGAGCCTTTGTGGCGCTTCTATCGAGCGTTACAGCGCCGCTCGATACAACCTTGTCCGGGTGAGCTGCACCATCTGCTAATATGCTGACAGTCTCCCCTTCTAAATGATCAAGCCCTGATATCGTGGTTGCAGCTGACCCGCTATAGGTCAGGCCGCTATCAACAAAGAATGCATCTGTTACATCACTGCCGAAATCAAACCCGGTCATGACCTCGACATAGCGTTTTGTAGCGCCATTGATTGTGCGCTTTACAACGAGCCAGACTTGGTCTTCATCAAGGTCGCCGGGTATGGTGGCCACGTTCTCAACAACAGTGCCTGTGCCGCCTATGATATGCCTGTGCCAAGCAACAACCTGCTCTTCCCGGCGATAGGTCATGCAGGCCAGTACGCCGTCATTTCGTACAGTCCATGCAACGCTGTCGGGTTCTTGCTGATAGGCAAACTCTTTTATGCCGCCCTCTGTTATATGCTCTGCCAGTATCGTCATGTCGGGCGCAACAAAGCTGTCTGATTCATTGCTAAACACCAGCTCACGCAGTTTACGCTTGGCGCGCTGCAGAAACAGCGTAGCGTTACCAACCTGCATTGGCTGTATGTCTGCGCTGCCATAGGTGGTCTGCTGCTTAATCTGCGTATTGTCTGGCTTCAGCGGCTCATCAAAACCTGACGCCCGGACAACAAACTCACCGCCTGATGTTCCGACAAGCAGGTTTTTGCCGGATGCCAGATAGCGTATGACGTTAACCTCATTTGACCCTATGGTATAGATAAGGCCGTCATCAGCATCTGTCCCACGCTCAAAGTTTTCAAAGTCGCCGCCTTGGCTAAAGAACAGTGTCTGTGGCTGACTTGAAGTGCCGCCGAACACCAGCCTCTGTTCATAAAAAGCAACAGTTCCCGGAAAGCCTGTTGTCGATGAAAACGCGCCTAGCTGAAAGTTCTCATCAGCTATAAGGTCGCCTGTCAAAGTTTTGTTTGACCCAGCTGCCTCAGCTGCAAGGTCAACGCCGGGCGCCAGAGTGATGACCGTGTCTGTGACGTCTACAATCAGCATGCCACTTTTGTTGTTGCTGCTTGTGCTGCTGCTTGTAATCCTCATGCCTGTTTTAAAACCTTGGACTACAAAGTTACCGTCTGAATCTTCTATGCGGTCATTATGCTCTAGGCCAGTGCTGTCAGGATCGCCCTCATGGAATGATATGGTGTTAGCAGTATATTCTGGCGCCAGTTCTGTTCTGCCGTCCTGCAGCTCCTGCACAGCTGCAGTGACTGTGGTGGCATTTGTAAATATTGTTATCTTTGCAAAACCGTGATGCAGTTTGATAAGCCTGCCAACGTCAGTAGAAGCAAACAGACTAGCGCTTGCTGTAACAGTAACAGCCCCAGTGCGCCCATTGGCTGTTAGCGTTGTGGTCGTAAGATTAGTGTCGCCCATCGGGCCACGTTGCAAGTCAACTTCTGTGATTGTCCAAGCAGTGTGATCTGTTCTTGTAATTTTTCGAGGGGCATGATTTGGATGCACCAAAAACATAATGTCAGCACTCTGTGCAAACTTCAGCCCGGCAAGGTCAGATGTACTGTAGGGCGTGGCAACCTCTACAGGGCTGCCTGAGCTTACAACTATGCCAGCATCTTTATATATCCGAAAATAGTTGTTTCCAAATTCTAGTATATACGCCTGCTCAACATTGAACTGAAACGGTATAAGCCTGACTTCGTTGGCGCTGGTTTTAACCTCTCTAACAAACTTTGTGCCGGGTCGCCTCGATAAGCCACCATGCGGCTGCACCAGAAAGTTTTGTATTGTCTGGGCGCCATTGTCATAACGGCCAAGGTCTGTCCGGCCAAACAGTCTTGGCGTCAGCTCACCAGCTGTAAAGTTAGATTTACTTAGGGTGACCTTCGGCATCAGAACCTCGATGCTATAAACTGGTCACCTTCAACAAACACTGTGCTGTTATTGTTTGTAACCAGCTCAGGTGTGCCTTCAGTCGCATCCACAAAGCGCGCCTCTTTTACTTTTTGTTCATACATATTTTGCATCTGCTGTGTCAGGCTGGTGCTGTTTACCAGCGCATAACTAATGTCACTGGCCAGCTTTGCTGAGATAGATTCAATCAGCAGCTGGTCATATTCGTTTGGGTCTTCAATGCGCGCAACAAACATGACTTTTATGGGGTTGGTGTTTGTCAGTATTTTTCTGCCCTCGATTTTGTGGACAGTGTCTGCATCCTCAAGACGCAACACCCGCAAACAGAAAGGGTCAGTTGGCAGCGTATACTGGTGCGAGAAATCGAACTCCGGCGTTTCGGAGTCCGGCGTCAGGCTCACACGCCTGATAAGACAATTCCAAGGGTGAGAGCGAAACACAGAATCGCGAACAAAGGTGTAGCGCTGGTTGCAGATGCGCGCAGCTTTACTGTCCTCTGTCAAAGCCAATATGTTTGACGCGCCGATCATGTTCAGCGCGCTGTT